GGATACAGGAATTGATATAACCGACGATAATATTATTACACCATGAGAAAAGATAAAACAGATATAGATGACGATTACGAATTTGCTAGAGCTAAATATTACAATCTAGTAGAGAAAGGCGATGAAGCTCTGGAGCTTATGATGGATCTTGCTCGAGAGTCCGAGCATCCGCGAGCATTTGAAGTTTTATCTAATATGATGAAGCAAAACGCTGAAGTTGCAGATCGGCTTATGGAACTGCAAAAGAAAAAGAAAGAAGTTGAAAAGGTTGAAAAAGACAACCCATTAGCTTTACCTAATAGCATGACGCAGAATAATGTTTTTGTTGGATCTACAACGGATCTACAAAGAATGTTAGCCTCTAAATTTGAAGAAAAAGCCAATGTCATTGAGTCTGAAGAATAATATAGCCGGCTATCTCGGCAATCCAAATATCAAGCGCGATGGTATAGAACAGAACTTCACAAATGATGAAGTTACTGAATATGTCAAGTGCATGAAAGATCCTACATACTTTGCAAGGACCTATATTAAGGTTATTTCCCTCGATGAAGGTCTAGTACCATTCGATCTTTATCCCTATCAAGAAAAAATGTTTAAGCACTTTAAGGATAATAGATTCTCTATTGTTCTAGCATGTCGTCAATCTGGCAAATCTATATCTTCTGTAGCGTATCTCCTTTGGTATTCTATTTTTCACCCAGAAAAGACTGTTGCTATTTTAGCGAACAAAGGTGCTACTGCACGTGAGATGTTAGCTAGGATTACTCTTATGCTGGAGAATCTACCGTTCTTTTTACAGCCTGGGTGTAAGGCAGTGAATAAGGGTTCACTTGAATTCTCCAACAATTCACGTATTCTTGCTGCAGCGACCTCTGGCTCATCTATTCGTGGCTTATCGGTTAACCTACTGTTCTTAGATGAGTTTGCCTTTGTTGAAAACGATGCGACGTTCTATACCTCAACATATCCTGTAGTTGCAGCTGGTAAAGAGACCCAGGTTATTATTACATCCACAGCAAACGGATTAGGTAATGTATACCATAAGCTATATGAAGGTGCAGTACAAGGCACAAACGAATATAAGCACTTCCGCGTAGACTGGTGGGACGTACCCGGTCGTGATGACGAGTGGAAGAGACAGACTATATCAAATACTTCACAGCTGCAATTTGATCAGGAATTTGGAAATACCTTTGTTGGTGCTGGTAATACTTTAATATCACCAGATATACTTCTTGGACTACAGTCGATTGACCCTATTAAGTACACTCCTAATATTAGAGTATATAAGGATCCAAAGGAAGGCCACGAGTATATGATGTTTGTTGACGTAGCAAAAGGTCGTGGACAAGACTATTCAACCTTTAATATTATTGACGTGTCTACTAGACCATTCGAACAGGTAGCAGTATTTCAGGATAATAATATATCGCCGCTTCTATATCCTGACGTAATATATAAATATGCTAACATGTATAATGAATCTTACGTTATTATAGAATCTAATGATCAAGGTGCTGTTGTTTGTAACGGGTTGTACTACGATCTTGAATATGAAAATGTCTATGTAGAATCTATGATTAAGGCAAACTCTATTGGTGTAACAATGACTCGTAAGGTTAAACGGATAGGCTGCTCTAATATTAAGGATCTTATTGAGCAAGATAAAATTCGAATTGTTGACGCAGCGACCATTATAGAGCTATCTACATTTGAAGCTCGTGGCAGCTCATATGAAGCGTCTAACGGCAATCATGACGACCTGGTAATGAATCTAGTTATGTTTGCTTGGTTTACTACGAATCAATTCTTTAACGAGCTTACTGATATTGATGTTAAGAAAATGCTATACTCTGAAAGGGTTAGAGCAATGGAAGACGATATTGTCCCTGTTGGTATACTCGATCAAGAAGACGATAATTCTAGGTATACTAGAGAAGATGGATTAGTCTGGGAAACAGTAGATTTCTAATGGATAGAGAAGAGCTAGTTAAGCAGTATGAGATATATCATAAAAATAGAAACACTGGGGATTGCGAAATAAAATTCCGTCATGTCGATATGATATATGCATTAAATAAAAAGCTTAAACTGAATAGTGTTCTCGATTACGGGTGTGGCCACGGCAAACAGTGGACTGAAGGAAAATTCCATAAAAAAATGAAGATCCCTGAATATGCTTTATATGATATAGCATATCCTGACTGGACAGAGATGCCAGAAGGCAAGTACGACCTTGTAATATCTACTGATGTCCTAGAGCATATACCAGTGGGTGAGCTACTTGACGAAGCTTTAGAAAATATATTTTCAAAGGCAAATAAAGCTGTTTTTCTAAAGGTTAGTACAACACCCGCAAGAAAGGTATTAGCTAATGGTCAAAATGCTCATTGTACATTAAAGAGTAAGGAGGAGTGGAGATCAATATTAGAACCTCTTGCTGAAAAGTATAACGTCTATATGTGGTTAGGATTTAATGGTGAATAGCTAGAAAATATTATATTATAAATAGTCTATAGATTGAGAACATTCGTATTATGTGTCATATAATAAAATAGATTAATCTATCTTTGAAAGAGGAATTAACATGGCTTTTCAAGTATCACCAGGTGTACAGGTCAAAGAAATTGATCTGACAAACGTGGTTCCCGCTGTCTCCACCTCTATTGGTGGTTTTGCTGGAGCTTTTAACTGGGGTCCTGTAGAAACAGTTACTAACGTAAGTTCTGAAAAAGATCTTGCTACAGTATTCGGTACTCCAGATACTAACACCGCCTCATACTTCTTAACTGCAGCATCATTCTTACAGTATGGTAATGCTCTTAAGGTTGTACGAGTCGGAACAACTAACCTAAATGCTACAGCAACAGGTGCTGGCGTTTTGGTAAAAAACGACGATGCTTACGATAGCATTGGCGTTGCTTTAGCAGCAGAAGCATTTGTTGCTAAGTATCCAGGTATTCTCGGTAACTCCCTACTAGTTTCTATATGTCCTGCAGATGCTACAGTATTTAATGGTTGGGCCTACAAAGGTTCATTTGATGGTGCTCCAGGAACTTCGGATTATGCAGCATCAAAATCATCATCAAATGACGAAGTACATATTGCAATTATTGATGAAGATGGTGCAATCACTGGTACAGCTGGTTCAGTACTAGAGACATTTGCATATGCTTCACAAGCTTCTGACGCAAAAGCATCAGACGGTACTTCCGCATATTACGTTAACGTAATTAATACCTCAAAATGGGTACGATGGGGAAGCCACTATGCTGTATTAGCTCATGCTGGCGTTTCTGTTGTAAATCATTCTGCTGACGCTACTCTAGCAGTTGCTGGTGATTTCCTTGATGGCGTTACAGCTGTTGCAATTACGGATTCACTATCTGGCGGTACAGACGATAATGCTCCTACCCCTGGCGAGATTGCAGCTGGTATAACATTGTTAAGCGATGCTGAAACAGTAGATGTTAATCTTCTTTTTGGTGTAACAGAAGAATCTGAAGTAAGTATACCCCAGGCTCTTTTAGCTGCAGCGACTTCTCGTAAAGATTGCGTTGCTTTTGTTTCGCCTCCTATTACTGCTACTGTTGGTTCTTCTACGCCTGCTGCTGACGTTAAAGCTTTTGCTGATCAGTTAACATCTACATCTTATGGTGTAATTGATTCTACTGCTCTTAAGGTTTACGATAAGTATAATGACGTATATCGTTGGATTCCTGCTGCTGGTCATATTGCTGGTCTTTGTGCCAACACAGATAACGTAGCAGATGCTTGGTTCTCGCCAGCTGGATTTACACGAGGTCAACTACTCGGGGTTACTAAGGTAGCTTATAACCCTTCATCTGCAGATCGCGATGAGCTTTATAAAGCACGTGTTAATCCAATTACTGCTTTCCCAGGTCAAGGTATTGTCCTATATGGTGATAAGACTGCACAAGCTAAGCCTTCTGCATTCGATCGTATTAACGTACGTCGATTGTTCTTAACTCTTGAGCGTGCCATTGAGCGCGCGGCCAAGAACGTACTCTTTGAATTCAATGATGAATTT